AGTAATTAAACTGGGTAGCCTTATAGTTATATGGAATTACTTTTTATTTTTCTTCTTTTTAGTTTTACTTGCTAGTCCACCTTCATTAAATATAGTTCCTGAACTTGTTGTAGAACTTTCTTCTTCACTTGGTGGTGTATCACCTGCAGCCTGTTGTTCTCCTGATACCTCAACTCCTGTTAATTCTTCAACAGCGTCTGCTCTTTCTTCTACAGTCATATCATCAAATTGTCCAAATTCTGCAGGAGCTTGTGATTCGCCAGTACTACCACTGCTGATTCCAGATCCTCCACCGCCAGACTCTTCAGGAGGCTTAGGTTTAGGCTTAGGTTTTGCTCCGTGAAACAGCGTAGCCATAGATGTCAAAATTGACGGTTTAGTAGATCCATACTTATCTTGTAACTGACTTAGTATTTGATCACCGTCAATGACTTCATCTGGAATAAACTTTAGGAATGTACTTTTTTCAACAACAGAATTTATTTGATTGTGTAGTGCTTCAGATAGCTCAGGATTAATATCTTTTATCATATCTGCTAGTGCACGAGAACGTGCAACACCTGTTGCTCTATTTATACCTGTAAATGCAGCACCTATCAGGCTTACACCTGCAATGGTTTTATCACCCTCTGTAACTCCTAGCATATCATTTACAGAAGCCTGTACTGCCTCACCATCTGTAAAGTCTAAACCGTCAGCCCAAGCTGTAGGATCTGGTGGGTCTTCGTCTTCACCACCACCTCCATTATCATTATCAATAACAGGAGGTGTTAGAGTATATCCTTCTGCTAGTAGTTTATTGTACTGCTCTAATGTTTTAGCTTCAACTACAGGTTTACCATTATTAGGACCATACATAGTGACAGGAGTAAACTCAGGTGTTGGGGATGCAGCTTGACTTATTTGTTCTAAATTATCTTGTGCCTGTGGTGAAAAACTAAACCCTGCACCAAACTGTGAGAAGTCTAACTGCGCCTGAGTATTAGCAGGTACAGGTGTTACTGGAGGAGGTGGGGCAACTGGAGGTGGGGGAGGAGTTACTACACTTGAACTGTTATAACCTCTTACTTGACCACCTCCATCATAACCTGCGTTACCCATAGCAACAGGTGCACCTTGTCGATACATCATCTGCTGTTGTTGGTACGGATCAGGCTGCGTAGATTGTGTAGGTTGTTGTGTAGCAAAGCCACCAACAGCCATAGTCATGTTTTCAATCTCAGCCATCTCTTCAGGAGTTAAGTCATCTTGTTGCATTGGCTCTACTGGTTCACCACCAATACGTCCTTCTGCATCCATACGAGCTAATTCAATCTTAGCTGTTTCTCTTAAGTCTTCAAAAAACTTCATGCCATAAAAACGAAGAACATCAGCAGGTACTACATACTCACCTTCACTTAGTTGTGCAGGAATATCATCTCTTACTTCTTCAGGTAAGGAGCCTGGGGGTACTTCATTACCTGACACTGGGTCTACTTCTACAGGTTGTCGTGTAGATATAAACACTGCTTGCATTTGATCGTCTTCATTTAGAGCCATTAACTTTATCCCTCAAATATTTTAGTCTTCTAAGTGTAGAAATGGAACCTTGACAACGGTGTAAGTCTATTGCCACCTCTGATTGCTCTAGTCTTCTTTGTTGCTCAAGAATTAAAATGTCTAGTTCTTCACAGAATGCATCCCACTGTGCTTTATTATTTACAAAAGCTTTAAGCGACATTACCACTAAACCCTTGTTCACCTGGAGCAGGAGCTACACCTGTACCTATGTTACCTCCACCTGCACCTGTTTGATCTTGTGCGTCTGCACCTGCAGGGGCTTGCTCTGGCTGTGGTGCACCTTCTTCTGTAGGAACAGGTGCTTGAGGTGCTTGAGGCGGTGGTTGAAATGCTTTCATTATCTCAGCTTGTATTGCTGCATCTGCCATAGAGTTTGTAACTTTATCAGGGTCTAGATCCATGCTCTTAGCGATCTCTCGTACAATGTAATCCATCTTAGCAAAAGGTGCTAACATTGGGTTAGAAGCTACCTGTAAGAATTGCATCAAGCGTTGGCTACGTACTTCGTTAGCCATGAGGCTTTCAGTACCGTTAGCTTTTACTTCTAAGTCACCACGTATACCTTCATCAAAGTCAAACTGCATGTTGAATGCAAAGAATGCCCTACCTATAGGAGCAATAAGATAATCATCTACGTTCTTTACAACAGTCCTAATACTACCGTTGGCAGCAGACATAAGCATACTAATACCAGAAGCAGTACGGCCCACACCTGTAACGCCTGTTTGACCATGAGCGAAAGATGGAAAACCAGTTGATTCATCTGCTAATACCCTTGCCTTATCAAATAGCTGCATGTTTTCACCTGCAACGTTTGGAAACTTAGTGCCAAAGATAGCTTGACCAGGTGCACCGCCTTGTCTGCGAAAGACTTTGCCAGGATATACTGACATATCTTGACCTGGAACTAGGTTAGTTTCGTCTATCTCAATAAGAAGATTACCAGATAATACAGCATTGTCAACAGCCATTCGCATGAAACCGTTCATCAATGTTTGTGTATCATCCATATTTTCAGCAATACCTACACCAAAGAAGCTGTATGGGTTATGCTCATAAGGTACTGCATAGTAAGGTATACGTGCAGGTTTGAATGGATTAAGTACACAACGAATTACTTTACCGTTTACTACCCAAAGGTTAGCACTTAATTCATCTAACTCTTTCATATCAGCAGGAATGTTGATACCGTTCTCTTCTAGAATATCTGTATCTACGTAACCCCAGAACTCTAGAACTTGCCAACGCTCAGTATCTGAAGGAGCAGTATCATCATCCTCCATCTTCATTTCCCAATGCTTACGCACATAGTCTGGTCCTGAGTCTATTGCATTCTCAATAGCTTCATCAATAAAGTAAGGTCTACCTTTCAATGCACGTAACTGATTACGAGACATCTTGTGTCTTTCAATTACGTACTCAGCATCATCCATAGAAGAAGCTACAGGGTCAGGGTAGAAGTTCCACACACTTACATGATTAGTAGATGGTACAGTTTTAATAAGAGGATCATACTCACCTTCATCATTCCAATTGGGATACTCTTTATCTACAGCGAATGGTCCTTTCATTACACCTGTGCCTAGCAATGCCATCTCGAATGCCATGCTTCGTAAATGTTTAGATGCGCCACTCTCTTGTAACTGATCGTGTATTTTCTTTTCCATCTTTTTAGATGCAATCATTGCAGGATGGAATGTAGCTGTAGCAGGTGTTGTACCATCACCTTCGATTATCTTTTCGGATACAGGTGCAACTTTATCTTCAACTGGACCTAGCCTACGTCTAAGCTCAGTCATAGTTTCACCTGGCTTTAACTCAGTGTCTGGTCCTATGAGGTAAGGCTTTGTAGTTTCTTTTGTAAAAGAATCACGCAGTATTCCTGTAGCTTGTTCAGCATTGGGATCAATATTAATATGAACAGCATCAGCTACCCCATCAGGTAAAACAGATGGGTTGATTGTAAGTGGAAACTTATTGTTACCAAACAATACATCTACAATTTGTCCGTATGCTGCTAAGGTTTTAGTCTTAGTAACCTTAACAAATACTTTTGACTTTTCAGTAGAAGTAAACTGTACATCTGGTCCGTACACACCACGATAGTTTCTGTAGGCTCTTAGCCACCGTTCTTCATCAGCGTTACGAGCATCTTCTGCACGTTTGAATCGGTCATTAACAAATGTAACTACATTGCTTACATTATCAAAAAGTGTATCTTCTTGCTTCTCTGCAGCAATAACATCATCTGTTTCAAATGCTAGATCATCTATTTCAGCCATTTATTTAGTATCCAAAAGTTGAGTCTGACATCTGAAAGCCAGAGCGTTGTGTTGCAGGGTTGTAATCCCATATAGAACTTCTAGGTCTGGTCATTATACCATAACGTAGAGCGTCATACAAGTGATCTTCAGCGTGGGTGTCTACGTCTTCAGGGTTCTTCTTGTCTAGCGGAATCGCAGGGATTTGCGCTATTGTATTCGTGCAGGTGGAAAAGAACACAAGCCTTGGCTCTTCAGTGAACTCGTCCACCTGCAACCTACGGTGTATCTCGTTCTTACCTGCAACCCTAGAGCCACGAGAGCGATCTGATGGACGCCAACGGCAACCCTTCATGTTCATTTGCTCTGCAAGTGATGGGCCAGTATCACCTCTTTTATGCCAGAGGGATGAATCTAGTACACCGTATCTTATAGTACCATCTTCAGCCTCTGCCTCTAGTATCATATCTGCTAGATCAGTAGCTGTAACTTTAGAACAATATAGCTCTCTGTAAACAACCAGTTGTTCACTTGGTGATACAGCGAACCAGAGTACTCCAGTGTAGGAACCGTAACCATAGTCGCAAGCTCTAAACTTAGCCCATCCACTAGGTATGTCGATAGGTTCCACAACGTGTATGCTTCTGTTAAATTCAGGAAATGCTGCCCCTTCGTTAATATCCCAGTTACCTTCTAGTAACTGCTTTCTTTGGTGCTCAGGCAATGATAGTAGCATTGCTTCGTAGTCACCACTGTCTGCTAGGTATGGATTGTCAAACAAACTAGCAGGTATAAACCTACGCCTAAATAAGGGTTCACCTTCACGGCTATGCCCTTTAGGGAATCTTATAGTGTCACCAGTTTCAATGTTCGTTGCCCAAAAAGGATCATTGGCAGGGGCAGGATCAATAAACATTTTCTTGACCCACTGGTGTCCGTTACCTCCAGGGTTAGTAGTTCCTCGCATATACAAACCTAGCTGAGAACTAAACGCTGAACGAAGTCGTGACCTCATGTAATCCCAAGCGTAAGGTGTAGGCCACTGTGTAAGTTCGTCAAAGCCAATCCAGTTAAACGCTTGTCCTTGGTATCGTGTAACGTCCATGTCTTTATCTAAGTAAGACATCCACAGTCTACCACCTCTAGGTGCAATCCACTGTGACTTACGTTCACTCCACTTGATACCAGGAATAGCTTTAGGGTAAAGTTCTTGACTCTTCTGTATGAGTTCCCTAAGTTCTTCTGTAGTATGTCGGACAAGTAGACCACTAAAGTTTGGATCGTTCAAACCGTGAAGTGGGTCAGCAAGCATCGCAAAACTCTTACCACCACCTGCTGCCCCACCATACAAGACTTCCCTTTCAGATGCGGATAAGAAGCTTGTCTGTGGTCCTGGGTTTGGTTTAAACACTACTTCTTGAGCAATGTCAACGTCAAACTCAGGCGCTTTTACTTCGGCTGCTACAACTTGTAGTTCAGGCTCTGGCTTCGCTTGACTTGTTTGTGTAGGCTCCAATACATTCTTCTTCGAGCTTTTGGATCTCTTGTAGCGTTTCTTGGAGCCTTTTGGCAAGCTTGCGTTTAATTGTAGCTGCTTTCTTACGTTTTCGCTCAATGTCTACCCTTTTCTTTAGCCCTGCGTCAGATATGTATCTACCTGTTTGTTTTGTTAGCCACAGTGCTACTTCTCTATAAGAGTACTGCATGAGATGTTTCTTTGCAAGTTCTAAGGCTTCTAGCTCTGTAATGATAGGCTGAAGTATCTTATCGTTGTCTGGGTCAACTTCGTAACCAAACGGTATTGTTCTAGTTACTCTAGCTATTACGTGCCAGTCTCTTTCTGCACCCTTGTGAGGTCTAGGTAGTTCCCAATATCCAAGGGATTCACGGTTTACACTTATTCGTTTGTTCCTTCTTTAGATGGTAGTATAAATACGCCACCGCTAGATGACGATACGTCTACTCTATCTACCTTACCAAGTCCTGCTCTGTCAAGCAAGTCTTTTGCTGCAGACATCTTATCTCGTATGCCTAGCTCTGTTGGATCACTCAATGCACCCACCATAGCCATTGCAGCTTTAGGCGCTGTACGTGCAAAGTAGCTACGAGTACGATCACCTATCTCATCTTTCAACGACTCAACAATGGCGGTAGTACTAGACTGTTCACCATAGCCTGATAGCCTCTTAGCTTTTACAACATCTCCCCCTGCTTCTTCAAACAAGACTTCAAGGAACTTCTGTTGTTTCTCTGTTAGGTTTCTAGCCATTTATGTCACCATGTAAAGTATTAACCCTAGCATACCTGCTCCAGTTAGTATTATTAATATTGAGAGAGTCCAAGTTACAATTGCTTCTTGTATCTCTGCTTTACGATACTCTTGCTCTTTCTTCTTCTTACGTATCTTACCTTCAGTAGCTACAAGCTCATCCCAAGCAGATGGCCCCATACTAAAACTAATCCAGTCTTTTAGCTCTTTTCTCATTGCTTCAGCTTTTCGTTTAGCTGTGAATATCTCTAGAGCTTCTGCTTCAACAGAACCCCCATTCAGTGCTTTCCACCAAGGAGGGTTCTTGTTTTTCTGTTCAGCGTAGGACAGATCACTCATGCAACCTGCCCATTGGGTCAACTGTCCTGACATATCTTGTAGGTCTTTACCTACCTGAAAGCCTTTCTTCAACGCATTGAAAGCTACGGTTGCACCACCGATAATTGTTACTGGATCCACGAGCCTCCTCCAAAAGTACTCCTAGTATCATTAAAGAACTGATTGTGTTTTTCAAAGAGCCTTACCTGATAGTATAGCCCTTTCTATATCACATCTACCAATACCTAAGTCTCGTAGTTCTCTGTCAGTCATATTGTAAAGTTGCAAACGTGCAATCTTACGTCTAGCTGATTCTGCCCTTGCTTCTACTATTCTGTTAAATAATTGTTTAAACATTTTATGCTCCTATGTTAACCCAACCTTTTTGGGTATACATAGTTATACATAAATAATGTTAGGTTAGTAGAGACAATACGGAATAGCCGTTATGCTTTTCCTTTGACTTTCTTAACCATCTTAGTAGTCCAAGCTTCATTCTCTGGTGTATCAGGATCATCTTTGATGTAGTGGCCCTTATCGTTACGAGCACGTACCGCTACTTCTTCCATCTCTTCATCTTGTACAACAGGCGCTGCTTTCTTTGTTGCTTTCTTTTTAGCTGCAGGTTTAGCTTCTTGCTGTCTGCACAACTCAGTTACGTTAGGATCTTTGCATTGCACATTGCCGTAGGCATCTTCTGCTGCTGCTTGGTTTCCCATAGAGTCACGAACACACCCACTTTCTTCTACAATGTATCCGTTAGCTTCTAATACATCTCTGTACTGTTCATAAAATTTTGCCATTACTTACTCTTTTTAATTGGACGTGCTGCAGGTGCTAAGAAACCACCTCTTGAGTAGCCCTTCTTTTTCATCATAGCACCGCCATTAGCCATGCCCTTTTTCTTTTTCTTAGGCATACCACCCTTGTTCATCTTACCTTTACCGTCAGCAGCATAGAACGGAACCATACTTCCATCTTTACCTTTGACCATCTTCAAGCCACCTTTAGCCATGCCTTTTTTCTTCATATTAGCACCGCCCATTGAGTAGCCCTTTTTCTTCATGCCGCCCTTAGCGTAACCCTTCTTCTTCATCTTCATTATTCTTCCTCACTGTATAAGTTGTTAAACACTCGTTGCGTATCCCATACATAGTCTACGTCTTCTTTTGAATTATATATGTTTTGGTTTGGTCTAAAGTCTGGTGCACCTTCTCCTGTTTCAAACCATGCAGGGTGAGTTACTCTCACTCTATTATTGGGCAACGCAACCATGTTACCTGTGTACTCACCTGCATCTAACAACTCCAGTACGTGTGACTGTTTATGTTGTGCAGGATCATCAGCTACTTCGTTATCTGTGTAGTCTACCGTAAAGTAATACTTGGCAGGGTAGAACTCACCATCTACTTTTGCTATCCAAGGAGCAGGACTTGCCCTCTCTAATTTGTAAACTGAATGCGTATGAGACATACAATCCCAAGGCTGTGCCATATATGGTGGTAACTCTTGAGGCCACTCATCTAATGGCGTATCAGCTACAAGTGCAGTCAAAGGCATCCTAGCCCACATTGCACCACCGTGTACATTAGCTGAGTCATCAAAATCTGACTCACATCCAGTAAATATAACTTGAAAGCTTAACGTTCTGTTTGGCATGGTGGTTACACCTATGACCATACAATGTAAAAACTCTCCGTGATATTCTTCTAAGTTCTTCGTGTATTCTCTACGTACCCACGCTTTGAAGTACGGTAT